CCTTTGGTTGTTACTGATTCTTCATATGCCTTGCGTAATCCTTCAACTTTCTTTTTTTGAAGTTCTATTTTTTCGGACAAGGATGACGCCTTGGTTTTTAATTGTTCAGAAGTATTTCCAAAGTTTTTAACTGAACTTTGTGACACTTTTAATTCGCTATCCAATATTTTTAATTGCTTATCAATTCTTTGGACTCCTTGTTCGAATTCCTTGGAATCAAAAAGCATTCCGACTTTTAGTTTCCAATTCGCCATAGCTTATCTCCTTTTCTAGAAGACATCATCAATGTAACCGAACTGTACCTCCTCCACCGGATCATCATTTGCTTGATTTCTAAATCTCGCATAAATTCTAGATTTAATCGCTATTTGTTTTGGCGTGCTTCTCCAAAATTCATAGTCACTCAATTTTAGGATTTCTTTACCTAAATAAAAAAGCCATTCCCAATCTATGCTTGAGTCTGATGATCCGGTTGTTCGTTTTTTCCACTTGACGTGTCCTTTTCATCATTCTCATCCTCCTCGAACGCATTATTGATTAATTTAGTAATTGCTTTTTCTATTGCTGTAAAATTATTCATGTCTATTAATTTACCAACTTCAAATTCTGTTAATGATTCATCAGTTGATTTTAAAACTGAATACAGGAATGATCTCACAGCTTTCAATTTCTTTTTCTTTAATTCTGCAATTGCAATTTGTAATGAACCGAAAATGTCTTCCAATTCTGCCATCGCATTCAAGTCAAAGTTCATTTCATACTTACGACCTTTTAATTCAATTGTTGTTGATTGTGGCTGTAAATCTTTTCCTGTTACTCTTTTTTGTCTATTGTAATTACTATGATTTTTATGTTTACTCATTTCTAGTTTCTCCTATTCTATTCTTATTGTGCTGTTGGTTCTTGAACTGATGTGAAGAACGCATCAAGTTTCGCTGTATCTACACCATCTGCATCAGTATCCAACATCATTCTCCAATTACCGTCGCTTTCACGATCATAAAACTTACCTTTAATTTTTGTAGTTTTACTATTAGGTTTTTCTCCTTTTGTTTCGTATTCATCTTCGATTTCATTGAATGCACCTTTGTATAAAACACAATAACGATATACTGGTTTTGCTTTAGTGCTATTTGATTTTTCACTTCTAAATAATAAAGCAAGTTTTGGAGCTTTATCTCCGCTATTTTCTACTAATTCTCCATTGGAATATTTCTTTCCTAGAATTAATGCTCTGTGTTCTAGTGTTAGTGCATTTTGCTCTATTTCTACTTCGCATCCTGCGAATGCTGTTAGTTCATCTTCAACACCATCATCACTATACAAAGTTTCACTATTCACACTTGGAGTGATTTTAGCAGTGATTGCTCTACTAATTTTGATTGGTTTCTCGTACACTGTTCCACTTGAACCATCACTAGTGATTAGTGCAACGTGTACATCTTTTAACCCAATTTGTCTTGGGGTTACTGATTTATTTTCTGCTGGCATCTTATTCAACCTCCTTTATATTTTCTAATTTGAAACGAAATGCCTTATGATAAATTTTAGTTTCTCTTTCATATAAATCTTCTTCATCATCAAGCAAAAAATCTTCATTGAGCATTGCCTGTATGATTTCTTTTTCTATGTTTTTGTATTTTGGATTTTTAGTCCATAAATCTACCTGCATTATGTATACTGCCGGTATTACTTCATCTTCCGAATATTCGTATTCATAATCGTATTCAAAAAATGTTATGTATGTTTCTGGCGGATTAACGATTTCTTGATAACCACTAGGGATTGTTAATTTATCGAGAGCTCTTTTTGTCTTTTCTCTTATATTCATAGTCCGAGTTCCTTTCTTATTCTTTCTGAAAAAACATTAAAACATTTATTTTTATTTTTACTCATTGACTTATTCATAAATGGTTTTTTGGGATAGTTTTGATTCGATGTTCCCCACTCTATAAACTTGGCATAGTAGTAATCACTTCTGTCTGACTTTTCCCACCCATATTCGATACTCCTGAATCCATTTTCTCTCACTAACTTTAATGGGATGTTATCAGCCATGTGTCCATCTCCATACTTTCCTACGTGTCCTTTTTTATTTCGTGGAGCAGTTTTTTTTGCTGTTTCGTATGCTGGTTGGATTGCTTCTTCCAATGCATCATCAATCATGTTACTATCTAGCACTTCACTCATTTTGTTTAGGTCATTTACAATTGCATCTAGCCCATCAAAATCAAGTCTTGCTGCCATATAATTTTTCGCCTTTAGTTATTAGTTTTATGTAATTTTCATCAACTTCATAAATATCAAGAACATTATAAACGCGATTCTCGTACACTATTTGAATGTCACTACTGCATAATGATTTATAATTTTTTCTTATTGTCATATTGGTTTCTACTTGAGTTACAACCGAATTGTCTTCGTTAGTAGTTCTTACTATCTTATCTTCTATTGCTGCGAATAATATTCGTAATGTTACCCATTCTTTTTGTTCGATGCCCTCGCTATCAATATGATTTTGAAACTTTTTTATTTCAATTTTTTTATTGAGTTTCCCCGGATTCATCTTCTTCCACCTGACCGCAGTATCTCATTTGAAAAATAATCGCATCCACGCTATGTTTTATTGAGTCATTTACTGTACCTATGATTGTTCGATTGTCATTCCAGTGTTCTATTAGTAATAATTGAGCAATGTCTGACAATTCGCTTGGTGTAAATTTTCCACAAGCATTTTCTAGATAAATCTTTGATCCTGCTATTAACGAACGAATAAATTCATCATCTTCTTCATAATCAATTCGCAAATATTCTTTTGCTTTCTTTAAATCCACCATGATTTCATCTCCTTAATAAATCAAGAGAGGTTATTAGCCTCTCTTATTCTGTTGGGTTTTGTGTTCCTTCATCTCCTGTTGTTGGAGTTTCTGGATTATATGCAGGAGTAGTTGGTTCTACTGATGTAGTTGCTGCCTCTGTTACATTTTTAACATAAACAACTGGTTTTTCTGTTGGTGCTGTTAATTTGATATTTAAATATGATTTTGTATCTTTTGTAACAACATCATCTCTTTGGATTGCACGAATTAATGTTAAATTCTTTGTGAACCCAGCTTCTTTTGACACAGCAAGTGCCATTTCTTCTCTATCCATAAACTTGATAGCTTCTTCTAAATTACCAATGTAAACTGGTGATGCACCATCTTCATCTGGAATGTTAGTGTTGGCATAAACTTCGATATTAATTCCTGATAACATTTTTTTAGTTGGATCAGTTGGATTTGGTTGTAGGATTGGTTTTCCTGTTGCATCTACCCATTGATCCATAATGTCAAAGCCATTTTGATTAGTGATGATTACTGTTCCAGCTAATAATTCAGGATCAAGTTTAGTGTTAATAGCTGATTTAATTTCTGCGTGTGTACTTGCATTTAATTGGATACCATTAACTTTTAAAATTGATAAAATCTTTCTATTATCTGTTACTACTGATTTTCTTGCTAACCATTTGTTGATGTATTTAACAAGTCCACCTTTTTCATCAGCTAATAATGTGTTTGAAATTGGTAGGATTCCACCTTTATCAGTGATTGCGAATTTTTGTTGTTTTAATGTTGGTGACATTAATTCTCCAATTTCTGTTGCTTCTGTGATATCAACGAATGGTTCGATTGTATCTCCATTTTCATAAACGAATGAACCACTTGTTGTACTTGTTGGTTGAACATCTACGAATTGTTTTAATGGTTTATATTGTCTTTTTAATTCATTAATTTCTGTGTAGATGTCTTGAGGAATAATTACTGCTACACTATTTTGATCCTCTCCTGGTGTAGTAGTTTCTACTAACACATCTCTTTCTTCTTTAGATAATTTTTTACCTTGTAGGAATTTTACTAGGGCTGTTCTTGTTTCTGTTTTCTTTTTCATAGCTCTATTTTCCTCTACTTCTTTTACTTCTACTACTTCGTTATCATCGCTAACTGTTGCCTCTAATTCTTGTACTTGTTCTTCTAGTACAATTTCATCTTTTATTTTTTGAGCTTCTTCAGTTGCTTTTTGTCCTTCCTCTACTTTACCTGCATCAATTAACTCTCTAGCTTCCTTTAATTTTGCAGTTAGATTTCTTCTTAATTCAATTAATTTCTTATTCATTTTTTTCTCTCCCTTTTCTATATTTTTAATAATTCAATCATTGCACTTACTTGTGCTTTTCGTAGTTCTTCCAGAACTCTTTCTTCTTTTGTCTTTAGGTTGTTTTGTTCCAAAGACCTTTTTCCTACCTCACTTGTTGGATAAGCAGGAAACGGTGTTGGAGATATCTCGATTAAATCAATGTCAAGTAATGTTCTTTCGTAGACATCTTCATCTTTTAGATATTCCCATTTATCGCCATTGTCACGAATATAAAATCCAAATGAAACACCATCAACATCGCCTCTTTTTATTGATTCGTAGATGTCTTTAGCTTGATTACTATTTGGCAATTCTAATTCAAAACGTAACCCTATATCATCTTCTACCAATTGCAATGTCCTTGATTTTGTACTTCCTAACACGATGTCAGAATTATGATTCCATAATGCCTTGATCGTATTTTCTTCGAGACTCTTGGCGAATGCACCTTTAGCGACTCTTTCGTACCATTCATCATAAAGCAACAAGCTCCTTTCATTGAATTTCACTACGTAGCCTTTGATTGCCATGGTTTCTGGTTTATCAGTATTTTCTCTGACCGAGATTTCCATCGCTGGGATGTATCTAATCTCCTTGATTTTCTTCTCCATCGTTACCACCTCCTTCACTCTTTTCATCATCTATATTTTCATTTGGATTATCTTGGTTATTTTCTGGAGGTTTTTCTCCATTTTCTTGATCCTTAATTTTGACTTTTTGTTTTTGATATTCATTCATCAAATCAATGTCAATGTAATTTAAGGACATATAATGCTTATCTCCATTTTTAATTTTGTCTTTATCTTCTAACTCACGAACTTCATTTATGGAGTAAATCCCTAGATTAATCATTTTTTCATAGTAAGCTGCACGATTAGTGCTATCTCCACGAAGTAATGAATTTAAATTAAATTTAAAATAATACTTTTTAGTTTCTATTTCATCTTCTGTAAATAATTGGTATTGAAGTTCCTGTTCCCAACTAATTAAAAGCGGTGATAATGTATCTCTTACGAACTCTAGTGATTGTTGCTCGATGTTTGAGAATGTTGCTCTTTCTAAATCTGCCAGCATATGAGGTGGCACATTAAAAATCCTAGCTATTTCTGCTATCGAGAACTTTTGAGTTTCTATGTATTGGGCATCACATTGTTTAATTCCTAATGATTGATAATCTAATCCTGCATCTAGTATTGCTACACGATGGCTATTATCTAATCCATTATTGAACTTTTCCCATTCTTGTCTGATTATCGCTTTAGCTTCTGGTTTCAATGATTGTGGAACTTTTAAAACTCCACTACTCATAGTTCCATTCGCATAAAATTTTCCAGTAAACTTTTGACCTGCAATTTGTATGCCAATTGTTTCTCTGGCTACATCAATAGGACTTTTACCAACAATTCCATTTGTTGATAATCCTTTAATGTGAAGCACACTAGTATATGGCAGGTTTACTACTTTTCCATTTACTAGCGTTGTTTGTACTAAATACCTTTTTAAATTTCCATGACTATCTTTTTCCATTACTACTTTTGTTAACAATGGATTTAGTATCCACAATGCTTTTGGGTATCCTGTTTTGCTCCACTCAATTTCCGCATATGCATTTCCATATAATTGTCTGTGAGCTTCCATTGTTTGTTTGAATTGGAATGGTGTCATGTAAGGATTTGGTCTAGTTTCTATTAATTTAGCTATTGGGTGATCGTGTATTCTCTTTTTCTTTCCTCTTGTTTCTTGAAACAATTGAAGTGGTAACATCGCTACGTGATTTGATAAAATTCTCACACACGCATATACCGCTGCGATATTCATTGCTGTCGATGTATCTACACTTTCTCCAGAGTATGTTTCATTTCCACCTATGAGATTTATTAACCATTTATTAGGGGCTGTTAGATTAGAAACGTCTGTTTCTTCTTTGCTTTCTCTCTGTTCTAATTTCCTAAATAACATTTATGCCACCTCATTTCAGTATTTTCGAGAATATAAAACCTAGCCAAACTAACACTAATCCCTGCACGAATAGTCCAAGTTTAATGCTGACCAAATATGCTGCAATTACTATCGATATCAATCCGAACAGGATCAGGATATCTTCGATATAAGTACACAAAAAAACGAACCTGTCTTTAGTTCGTTCACTCACTTTTTTAATTGCCATGTTATTCTCCTTTCTAAAATCCAAAGCCATCACTCATTATGTGTTGATTTATATCAATCTCTCCATTATCGATTCTAGCTAATGTATGACTTATAATCATTGCGGCTGCCGGATCTATTCTAAATCTTGTTTTACTTTTATCTAGCATTTTATTTTCATTGGCATCTGTTTTTGCTATTGCATTACTTATTGCCCATGTCAATACAGGATTCTTATTTGTAATAATTCTTTTTTGTAACACTAATGCTTCTACGTCTTTTGTTGGTTCTGATAATGTTAGCATTCCTTGTCTAACTTCTACCATCACGAACCCATCTTTCTCCATATCAGTCGCAAATTGGGTTGCATTGTATGGATCGTATCCTATTTGCATTACTGGGTAGATAAAATGTAAGTCTTTTATGTATTTTTTTATATAATCATAATCCACAACATCCCCTTCTGTGGCTGTGATATAGCCTTGTTTTATCCACAATGAGTATGGAACTCTATCTTGTTTTTCTCTTTCTAAAACTCGATTTTTTGGCATAAAACTGTGCGAAAGCATGACATATTCGCCATTATCCAAGCGAAACTCTGCATTCACGCTTGTAAGGTCGATTTTACTCGACAAGTCTATTCCTATCGTGCATGGATGACCTCGTATGCTTTCAAAATCAAATTCCCTGTCGCTGGATTTCCATTTTTTCATATCCATCCATGCGATTTCTCCATTTACCCATTGATTCAGGTATAATCTTCTGAATGTTGCTTCTGCTGTTGGTATTTCTTTTGCTCTTACCGCAAGTTGTCGCATTTCTTCTATTTTTCTAAATACTCCAAGTGCAGGATTTGCAATGTACCAAGTTTTTTCATCGTATATGTCCGCATTTTCTGGTGCTTCGTATATTACTGGGTAGAATGTTTTATCTTCAACAACGTGTTCTAGGATTTTCTTTGAGTATTCGTATAACTCGTAGCATATTGTTCCTGTCTCCATTCCGGCTGTTGTTATTGATATAAACAATGGTTGTCTACGAGCTCCTTGACTCGTTTTCATCAAGTCATATAATTTTCTATTCTTTGACGCATGGATTTCATCGTATATTACTATGTGAGCATTGAACCCATCTTTTGTATTTGTATCCGCGGATATTGCTTTATAAAATGAATTAGTTTCTAGTCTTACTATCTTCTTTTGCGATTCAACTATCTTACACTTTTTGAACAACGCTTTATTCATTCTTATCATTGCTGCCGCCGCACTGAATACTTTCGATGCTTGTTCTCTATCATTTGCACACGAATAAATTTCTGCACCATACTCATCATCCATAAATAAAAAGTACACTAACATCGCTGCTATTAACTCTGTCTTACCATTTTTTCTTGGTAGGAATATAAAGGCTTCTCTATATTGCCTAGTGCCATCATCATTTAGTGTTCCTACTAATTCCTTTACTATCTTTTCTTGGAATGGCATCAAGTTAAATGGCTTACGAGCGAATTCTCCTTGAGTATGTTTTAGCAATTTAATGAAACGAACCGCAGTTTCCGCTTTCTTTTCATTAAACATTTTATTCGTTCTCCTTTAGTAGTTCCTCCATCTCATCATCAAAGTCATCTCCTGGTAATTGCATTCTCCCTCTACTGCTTGGAGTCAATCCAAACTCTGTCATGAATTCTTTTGCAAGTTTTAGGTATCTGTGTGCTATTGATACCTGTGGGATTTGTTGGACATAACCAGATGGTGTTTTTATGATGGTGCTTTGAGCTTTATCGATTTGTTGCTCGGCTTCTTTGTATCTACTCCAACACTTACAATAGGCTTCTAGAGCCGATGTATCGTTTACTTTAAGTAATCCCAAGTCAGCTAAAATGGGGGCGACTCTTTCCCATTCTGCTTTTGCTATTGGATTATTTTTGATCCACTCTGGTGCTTCTATTATTTCTCCCGGTTCTATTCTCTCAACTCTGTTTTCTAATTCGATTCTTTCGGAGATGTCACGTTTTCCGGGATTGTCATTCATTACGTGGACTAGTGTTGGTTTTGGTTTTGGTCCTGTAAGTGACATCTTTACCCCTCCTATTCGCTTATTTCTTCATATAAATCTTCAATTGCTTCAACTTTATCTAATTTTTCCCAAGGATATTCTTGGTTTCTAAAATGACAACCTTTCGCTACTTCGCTGTATTTAACTATTCCATCAGTTAGTCCTAGTTCATATTTCATTCCATTTGGTGTTAAATCAAATGTTCTCTTTATGATTTCTTCTAACAATTCATTATCTTCTGGATTACTTGATTCAACTCTTATGGAGCAAGGTTCATTTTCTCCAATTATGTAGGATAATTGGATTTCACATTCATCCGCTAATTCAGCAGCTACTATGTTTTTAGCAATGTATCTTGCCATGTATGCGGCTGTCCTATCTACTTTTGATGGATCCTTACCACTAAATGCTCCACCACCATGTTTGAAATATCCACCATAGGTATCACAGATAATCTTGCGTCCTGTCACACCTGTATCAGCTGCTGGTCCACCTTTTACGAACCTACCTGTCGGATTAATTAGGACTTGAAAACTTTCTTTTTTAAATCCTGTTAATGTTTCATCAATATCATTTTCTATAAAATCTTTAATTGCTGGATTTATTATTTCACTTATCAACGTTACTTTTACTATGCCATCATCAATATCCGAATGATTTGCTGACACTACTATTTTTTTGATTGATGTAGGAACATTGTTTACATACTTTATTGTTACCTGACACTTTGCATCCGGTTTTAGTATTTCAGTTCCATTCTTTTGGATATACGAATTGTAATAATCCATTATCTTACTCGCTAGTGCAATTGGTACTGGTAAGTAATTGTTTGTTTCTAATACTGCTCCTCCAAACATTATTCCTTGATCACCGGCACCACCTTTATCTACACCTAGTGCTATGTCTTTTGATTGACTATGTATAAAAATTGCTATTTCTATGTTTTCGAAGCAAAAGCCTAGCTCTTTTTCTGTATAACCGATTTCTTTGATTTTTCTTTTTGCTACTTCTTCTATTAAACCATTATTCAATATTGCATTTGTTCTGATTTCTCCTGCTATGACAAGCAAGTTTTCTGTTACTAAACACTCTATTGCGATTCTTGATTCCTTATCGTAGGTTATACAATAATCCAATAATGCATCACTTATCTGATCGCAAATCTTATCTGGATGTCCTGCTGACACAGCTTCACTTGTAAAATACGAAACTTTTCTTTTTCTATTCATTTTTCATTCCTCCTATGGCTTCTTCGTATGTATATTCTTTTCCATTTCTTATTAGTTTTATTTCTTCAGCACTACCAACGAATTGTAGGTATCTTTTTACGATTACATCAACATACTTTTCATCTAACTCAATTGCGTAACACTTTCTTGATAATTGTTCGGCACAAATTAGTGTTGAACCAGAACCACCAAATGGTTCAAGGACTATGTCATCTTTCTTACTTGAATTGACCATTAGTTTTCCTATCAATGTTACTGGTTTCATTGTTGGATGTTCATCACTTCTTGTTGGTTTATCATTATAAATTACTGAACTATGTTCGTTTTGACTATCTATCATCTTCTGGAATAATTCTACAAGTTCTGGTTTAGACATTTTCTTTGGATTCATTTGCATAAAATCATCGATTACTGTGTCCTTATCTCTATCTCCATACCATTTATGTGATGCTCCTGGTTTCCATCCATATAGGATTGGTTCATGCCTCCAATGATAATCTTGGCGACATAGTACCATTCCGTTCTTAACCCACACTAGACATTGTTTCAAATCAAATCCAGCATCTTTCATAGCTTTTCTAAAATTAACTCCTTCAACATCGCTATGGAACACATAAATTGGCGATCCTGGTTTTAATGATTCAAATGCCTTTATGTAAAATCCAAATAAAAAGCGATAAAAACTATCGCTATCTGTGAAGTGGTCATTCTTTATTTTTTTGCCATCTCCACTTTCATAATCTACATTGTATGGAGGATCAGTAATTATTAAATCTGCCATTTCATTTTCTAATAATTTTATGTAGGTTTCTTTGATTGTGGAATCTCCGCATATCAATTTATGTCTTCCTAATAACCAGATATCCCCTGGTTTTGTGAATGGCACTTTTGGTATGTTATTTTCTATATCAAAGTTATCTTCTTTTACTTCATCTTTTACAAACATTTTGGTGTATTCTTCAACATCAAATCCTGTTAGTTCCATTACTCCTACTGTGTGTAATTCATCAAGCAAAACACCTAACTTTTCCATATCCCATTCGCCACTGATTTTATTCAAGGCAATGTTTAATGCTTTTTCATCTTCTTTTGATAAATCAACAACAACACATTCTACTTCTGTGTGTCCTAGGTCTTTCATCACTGTGGCTCTTTGATGTCCACCGATTATTGTTCCATCATTGTTTATTATGATTGGATCAACGTATCCAAAATGTAAAAGGCTATTCTTGATTTTCTCGTATTCTGCATCTCCTGGTTTTAATTGTTTTCTAGGATTGTATTCTGCAGGTATTAAATCTTCAATTTTTCGCTTTTCTATATTCATATTTCTGTCCTTTCTATTTTTGATACCCCCTTTTGAAATACGCGATTACTAACACGTGTTTGGGCGCCGTTCGTTTGTTAGTGGCTACCTAGGGATTGATGGGCGGGGGCCTCTAGTGTTCCTTCGCATTATGACAAGCTTCGCATAATGACTCCAAGTTAGATAATTCTAACCTTTTATTCCAGTCCTTCTTTACTGGTACTATATGGTGTACCATTTGAGCTGGTTTTATTATGCCTCGCTTTTTGCATTCAACACACTGGTATCTATCCCTTGCTAGTGCTATGCCTCTTATTAGTTCCCATTCCTTGGTCTTATAAAAGGCTACGTATTCCTTATCATTTCTCTCTCTATTGTAACGATTCTTTTCACTCTTATGCTTGGTGCAATACCTATCTCTCGTTAGGTTCGCACAACCTGCCTTACAGCATAAATGAAGTGGTTTCATGGGCATTTGCTCCACCCCTTGTCTAAAGGCTCGAAAAAGGGCTTAAAAACGCCCAAATATCGCGTTATTATTTTCTAGTTGTTTTCTAATCTTCTCAAACCCCTTATTTTTGATAAATAAAAAGGGAATAT